TGAGAACAATCTTTCTTAGCCCATTCTATGCATTGGACTTTTCTATCATAAACATCGCCCGTCCACTTCCATCTGATACAAATATCAACGGATTCTTCTTTTTTTTCAGCACTTGCAGTCAAAATAATTAAACATAATATCGAAAGGATATATGTTCTCATTTTGCGCCTACCAAGTTATCCTTAAAAATTTTCCAAGCATTATCCCAAGTCCAACGTTTGCTTCCCTCAAATACGTTAATCCTATTTAATTTTAATGCGGCATCTACAGCATCTTTTAAATTGTCACGCATACATCCAGTAATATCTTCATCTATAACATCTTTAGGACCTTGAACAGGATATGCGGCAACAGGTGTGCCACATGCCATGGCTTCAATCATTACGATACCAAACGTTTCCCATTGACTAGGAAATACAAATACTTCTGCGTTAGCATAGTAACGTGCTAGATCAACACCAGTCTTGAATCCTGTAAATGTTACATCTGGATAACGCTTCTTATAAGTTTCTAACATAGGACCATCGCCTACCATGATCTTCAAGTATCCGGGATAATCCAATTCAAAAAACTTTTCAAGATTCTTTTCTTTACTAACACGACTAACACATAAGAGGTACTTGCCAGGAAAGTCTTCTCTCAACTCTGGTTTAAAAATTTCTCTATCAACACCTCTAGTCCAAGAGATAACCTCACCATCGAATCCATGTGATTTTAATTCTTTAACCATGCTGTCTGTGGTTGTCAATACTTTACCAGAATGCTTATGAAACCAACGAACAAAGCGCCATGTTATGCTTTCCGGAATGCCAAACAGCTTCTTCAACCCTTCAGGAAACTTAGTATGATAAGCGGTATTGTGAGGAATATCAGCCAATGAAAGATATGCTCTAGCCCACAGACCAAGAGGACCCTCTGTGGCGACATGGATATAATCCGGAGATATCTCCTTAATCTTCTCGCCCAAGTTCCTCGGATAGGCAATCTTGACTTCGTTGTAGCCAGGGCAATTAATGTAGCTGAACCTCCTGGGATCCAACACCACAATGTTATAACCATCACTAGCCGCACAAATCTGAATGTTTTTGTAAGTTGTGACAACGCCATTTATTTGATCTGGTAGATTATCCGTTACTATTAATATTGTCTTTGTCATTAATTTTTATCCATGTGATTATTTCCCAACGACCGTCCCAATGTTCTACAAGTGCTGTACAGGATTCTACCCAATCACCATCATTCATATAAATGACACCATCTATTTCTTTAATTTCTGCGTGGTGTATATGCCCACATATAACACCATCATATCCACGCTTCTTACAGTATCCAGCTAGATTTTTTTCAAAGTGGAATATAAAGTCTACTGCTTTCTTTACTCTTGTTTTGAGATATTTACTAATACTAAAATACCCAAAACCAAAGCGGTGACGTATCCAATTGAATTTGCTATTAACCGATAAAATGAAATCATATGCTTTATCTCCCAAAAACGCTAGCCATGGAGCCAATCTTGTAATGCCATCAAACAAGTCACCATGCGTAACTAAGTAATGTTTACCATCTGCACCTATATGTTCTATTTGGTTGTGTATTTCTATTAACCCAAAACTAAATCCATATGGTATCATTGGTCTTAAAAATTCATCGTGGTTACCTGCTATGTAAATAACACGGGTACCACGCCTTGCATGTCCTAGAACACGCCTAACTACACCAGTATGACTTTGTTTCCAACGCCACTTGTTTTGCTGTATGCGCCATGCATCTATAATGTCACCCACCAAATATAAAGTATCGCAAGAATTATGTTTTAAAAAATTGTTAAGACTATCCGCTTTACAATCTTTTGTTCCCAAATGAACATCACTAATAAAGATACTTCGATACTTTTTTATATCGGAAGCCAAAGCCATAATCCTTGACTCATGAATATTCCTGCAAATAATCCAACAACAATACTAGCCCAATACAATGATATACTAACAGATAAGATACTAGCAGTTAATAATACGATTGCAATTTGAAATGCAGAACTAGCAAATGTTAACCAAGGACTTGATTTGCGAATTTCATCACGTTCAGCTTCAAGTGCTTTTGCTTTAATAAACAATTCTTTTTTACCTTCACCCGTAGTTGGATCAGATTCATACTTATCAATTTTAACCTTTAGTGCTTCAGCCTTTTTAAAATCTTTTTGTGCAATAGCATCATCCATACGCATTTCTGCTAGAGTTTGTTTAATACTCTTAGCTTGATAAAATGCCCAAGTATCATTTGCTCGGATTGTGTTATTTAAAACTTTACTGCTGTTACCATTTGATATATAAGTGTTAATTGCAAGCAAAGCGGCTAAAACAGTAATCAGCCATCCTGCTTTATCTTTAATTTGTGCTTCACGTTCACTACGTGACAATGGTTTCTGCTGTAATACTACTTCTGCCATTTTAGTTTTCCTTCATTGGTCCAATTTTTTTCGTTACACCTGCTCTGTCTTCAAGAATAGCAATGTGTGTTCTATTCTCCATAATAGCATCACGATTTTTTTGAATTTCTTTTTCTAAATCTTGACGTAATTTTTCACGTGCTAATTCAGCACCGCTATTGCTAGCCTGCTTATTATCTGTAGTAACAACTAAACTCACTTTTTGATTCAGAATGGTTACGTCATGTTGGATAGAACCTAATGCTTGAATTAAATATCCAACTGAACCAACTAATAAAGGTAATAGAGCAAATAATAATTTCTCTATAAACGCACCTTTTTCATGTGCTTGTTCTGCTGTTTTTTCTGCCATTTTATTTTCCTCTGTTATGTAAATCGAATAATGATTTGACTTTTTCTTCTAATACCCCGATTCGCACGTCCATTTTAGCCAAAACTATGACTAAAGTAATGAATGCTAAGAATACTGGCCATGCTTTTAAAAGTATCTCTATAATGTCCATAACTATTATCCTCCCTAGGACTTGACAACATATTTATGGTAAACCGAGTTTTTGATGCGTTTCAGAGGGGGATTTTTGTTGTTTTTGAGCAACAAAGCCAAAATAACCCTTGACCTGCTGTCCCAGTATGGTATACTGTCTATATGACATTGAGAAAGAAACGTTGCGACCGAAACCATGTACTGTACAAAGTTACGTGCGTGGATACTGGCGATACATATGTTGGCTTGACTGTTGCACAGGGTCAAGCCTATTTGCGTTCGGTTAAAGTCCGTTGGCAAAAACATGTGAGTCGTGCTAAGTGCGAAAACAAAAATTGGGCAATGTGTAATGCGTTGCGTGAGTTAGCTGGTGCAAGTTGGCAATATGAAGTTATCGAAATAATCCGTGGGCGTAAACCCGCACACCAACGTGAACGTGAATTGATTGCCGAATTCGAGCCATCATTGAATACGTTTTGACATGCCATATATGATGTGTTATACTGTTTAAAGTAACATATAGGAGTTTTTATGACAAATTTCAAAACCGATAGTCTTGCTGTATTTTTTGGTGCGCTTGCTGGCATTGTAACTTTAGTTACGATTGGTTCAATCTTTACTATCATGTCAATCAATATAATTTTCAAAACTAATATCCCACTTAATATGGAAACTATATTTTCTATTACTTGGTTAACCATGGTTGCTGGTGGAATAATGAGAGGTGCTAAACAATGAAAAAAATCTTAGCGGTTGCAGTTACCGCATTAATTGCAACATGTGCATTTGCAGATGATATTGTCAATTATCAAATTGTGCCTGTAATTAAAGTTGATCCAATTGGTAGCATGAGAGCCATTTCAATGCCTAGAATGTCATGCACCAATGTTGAACCTGTTGAAGGTGTAGGTGCGCCAGTTCAAACCCAACAACAAAAATGCGTATCATATAGTGACAGAGAGTTTCGCTATAATGTTACTGCATTCAATGTGACGTTTGAATATCAAGGACAAATTCGTACAGTTAAAATGAATTATGATCCAGGTAATGCAATTCGAATTAAAACAGTAACGAGAGTTTATGCTGTAGAGTAAACTATGAAAAAAGCATGTACACTACATAGTATCATAACAACTTTATTTTTGTGTAATGTTGCACAAGCTGGAGTTGTTCTTGTAGAAGATTCGTCAACCAAAGACGGCTACTATATGGCAAAAGTGATAAATGTGAAACCTATTATAGAAAAGGTACCGTACATGACTACAAAAAATTATTGTCAAAAACAATATGGCACGACACACTATTCAGGACCAGGAACTAATACTTTAGTCTTGGGTATGACGCCGCCGCTTTCAACACCTGTATGTAAACTTGTGATTGAACAAGCATATCAAAATGTTGTTAAAGGCTATCAAGTAACATATGATTTTAAGGGTACACTTAAAACTGCATTTTTAAATAATGAACCGAGTGAATATTTGCAGGTGTACAATGCGCCGTGATGTATTATATCTATGGTGCTGTAGGAAGTAAGGCTACAGAAAAGGCAGAATTACTTTTAAATATTTGCAGAAGACAGTATAAACTTTTCATACTTGGCGAAGATTATACTGTAGCGCAATTACAGAAATTGGTTCCTAATACAACCTTTGTTCCACACATATATCACAATTTAAATTACATTGGCGGTATCAATGAATTGCATGATTACCTTTATGATGAATTGAGAATAGAAAAGAGTTAGCATGGCAAACTTGACAACTGAACAGATTGTAGGTATAATAAAGACTTGAACAATTTAACATGGAGAACTTTGATATGACAACTTTTAATTATGCGGCAAGTGATGCAAAAGAGCAAAAAGTATTTCGTGATTGGCTTGTTAGCCATCTCAAATACGGTCCTGTGACTGTTGACTTTCTTAAGAAAGACGGTACAATGCGTACCATGAAATGCACATTGCAAGAGAGTGCAATTCCAACATACGAAAAGAAAACCGAACGTGTTCGCACAACGGCAACTGATGAGTCTATCTCTGTAGTTGACTTAGAGAAAAACGAATGGCGTTCATTCCGCTACGATTCTATCAAATCTGTATCATTTACATTGGGTGAATAAACTATGAAATTTTCCAAGATTAATCCTGGTGCCGATGCAAAAGCATATGGCATGGAACCTTCTTGGACCAATCAAGCCGAGATGCAAAATCTCAGAAGCGAAGAAATTCGTGCATTGAATTGGTATAATTATTTTTGTGACAACAAACAAGCAAAAACGTTTGTTGTCGAATACATGGCTAGCGTTGATCGACCGAAGGAAGAAATTTCTTTAGTCGCATCAAGTGACGCATCTATTCCAGTACAACTTGGTTGGGTAGCACGTATGATGTGTATGGGTTACGAACCATCCGAATCATTCAAAAAATTCTTTGTCAAAGAATTTAAGAATGTTGTTGAGACTGCAAAGAAAACTAAAAAAGCAAAAGCACCTGTTGTTGCAACATCGACCGCACCAGTCGTTTCTATTCAAGATAGAATTCGTGAAAAGGCATCTGAAGAAGTCGGTGAAATCGAAGGACTTGTAGATGACTTCATTGCTGGTGGGTGTAAGTCTGCACCAGATATGCAATCATATCTAAAAGGTAAAGAATTATCTGCCGTTGTACAAAAGCGCATGTGTGAAGTGTTCATCAAGCGTTCTAAAGAATTTGAAGAAGTGATGAATGCAACGGATGCAGATACGAAAGAGGCATACTCCAATTTCACTAAAGTACAATTGCGTAAAGTTAAAGAGTTCTATGATGCAATTGTTGCAGAAACAAATCGTGGCGCAGAAAAGAAACCCACACGTAAAGCACGTAAAGTAAAAGAGAAACCTGCAAGTGTCATTGTGGCTAAAGTGCAATACATGAAAGATTTCGCTGAGTTGAATTTGAAGAGTGTTCTGCCAGAAAAGATTATTGGTGCGAACCAAGTCTGGTTGTACAATACCAAAACAAAATTGCTTGGCATGTACAATTGCGATAATGCTAAAGGTCTGACGATCAAAGGCACAACAATTCAAAACTTCAATACAGAAACGTCCATTGGCAAACGTTTGCGTAAGCCAGAAGTGACTGTTAAGCAAGTACTTGATGGTGGTAAGATTGTGTTGAAAAAACTGTTAGACGGATTGACTACCAAACCTTCCGAGTTGACAGGACGCATTAACTCTGATACAATTATTGTAAGAGTAATAACTGGATAACTTAAAATGATTTTGATTGACTTGAATCAGGTAATGATTTCAAACTTGATGATGCAAATAAATTCAAATGCATCAAACCCAATTGATGAGAATCTCATTCGCCACATGGTGCTGAATAGCATTCGAATGTATAACGTCAAATTCCGTGATGACTATGGTGACATTGTTATCTGTTGCGATGACAAGAAATACTGGCGCAGAGAATACTTCCCTTACTACAAAGCAGGTCGTAAGAAAGATAGAGAGGCGTCTCCATTTGATTGGAATCTAATCTTTGAAACGCTAAACAAAGTGCGTGATGAAATTAAAGAATACTTTCCGTACAAAGTGATTCAAGTTGACAAAACTGAAGCCGATGACGTTATTGCTACGTTAACGCACAAGTTTGGCGTTCCACTTAAGAATAGCACTACCGAAAAGATTCTGATTCTGTCCAGCGATAAAGACTTCATGCAATTGCAGAAGTTCGCAAACGTAGAACAATACAGCCCAATGGGTAAGAAGTTCTTGCGCTGTATTGATCCAGATAAATTCCTAAAAGAACACATTATTAAAGGAGACAGAAGCGATGGTATCCCTAATTTTCTTAGTAGTGATGATTGCCTTGTTGCTGAGAGTCGGCAGAAACCTGTAACTGAGAAAAAACTAAATAAATGGTTAGAAGAAGAACCAAGGTCTTTTTGTGATGATGTGATGTGGCGTAATTACAAACGAAACGAATTGCTGATTGACCTGTCGAAGATTCCGACTGAGTATCAAGAGAAAATTCTTGATGCTTATGAAAATACCCCTAAACGTGGTAGGGAAAAACTACTTAACTATTTTATCCAAAACCGCATGAAGCAGTTGATGGAACATATACAGGAATTTTAAAATGGCTATTAATATTGAGAAAATGACTTTGCCCGAGTTGCTACAGCACATCGGAGATTTGCCTGTGGCAAAGAAAGCAAGTGCATTGAAGCAAATTGCAAATCTGACACCAGAATTGAAAACTGTTCTTAAATATACATTTCATAAGAATATACAGTTTGAGTTGCCTAAAGGTGCACCTCCATATAAAGAGATGGAAACTCCAGCAAATTGGGGGCACAACAGATTGCCTAGAGAGTTAAGAAAGTTTCAATACTTCATAACAGGAACTACATTGAATCCTATTAAACGGGAAGCAATGTTTATTGAGGTTTTAGAAAGCGTTTCGCCTGAAGAAGCCAAATTAGTTTTGATGATGAAAGAAAAAAAACTTACTTACAAAGGCATCAATCGAAAATTAATCGAAGAAGCGTTGCCTGAAATTTTGCAGGGAGAATCAGAGTAACAAATGGCTAAGACAAAGAAATATTCCAGTTTCCGTGACTTCTATGAAGACGAAGGCAGAGTAAGGAAACCGAAGTTGAACGAATCGAAAAAACAAAAAGATAAGTTCAAGCACCAAACTAAATTTATTGATCCTAAAAATATAAATGAAGATGATTGGGATGAGTTTGAAGAATTTGACGAAATAAAATAACCTCTGAGAGTATATTATGAAAAAGGAATTGGATGAAGCACTAGTAGCAAAGTACCCAAAGATTTTCAAGTATCGTCATGCACCAATGACGCATACTGCTATGTGTTGGGGTTTTGAATGTGGTGATGGTTGGTACAACATCATTGATGCATTGTGTGGAAACATTCAAAGCCACGTTGACTTTAAACGTAAGCGCCGTGCGAATGCATTAAAATTTAATCGTGCATTGAAACGTGCATTGGCTGGAGATGTACGTTCACTTCAAAAGCATTTTACGTTTGGTGGTAAAGAAGAACCAGACGAGTGGGCGATTGAATCTGCTAATAAAGCAATTGAAAAAGCCGAATACCATGAAGTTCCTCCACCTATGCCATACGTCACAGCAAGCCAAGTCAAAGAAAAGTTTGGCGGATTGCGATTCTACACTAATGGTTATACCGATGGGATTGGTGGAATGATTCGCATGGCTGAGTCCATGTCATATCGTACATGTGAAGTGTGTGGCAATCCTGGTCGTTCAAATAACTACGGATGGATTTCAACATTGTGCGATACCCACCGACTAGAACGTGGCGAAACCCTCCCACAAGACGAGGAACTAGAGTCCGAAAATTGAATACCAAGGTACTAATACCCATTTCCAAGCCGTCCTAGACGGCTTTTTTGTTGTTTTTTCCCCACAAAACGTTGTTTTTTTGCACAAAGTGAAAATATCCGTTGACTTGCCCACCAGTGCCTGTATAATAGATTCTGTAGTGAGTGAGATTGATTGGAGATTTAAATGATTACGGTTTTAGCGATTTTGATGGGTTTGTTTGTTGCGATGGTTCTGTTCGGTGCCGCAGTTGGCGGTTCTGTTAAAACCCTCGGTTAATTGATAAAGGAAATGAAAATGATGTACGAAGCACTAGAAACCTTGAAGAATGACATTGTTGCCGATTACGAAAGTTGGCAGACACTAAGCGGTAAACCTCGCACCGAAATCCAAGCACGGATGCTTGACGAGTTTATCAACGGAATTCGGATTGATGAAGGTAGCAAGTACATCAAGGTTGTTACTGGTTCCTCGGTTTGGGGTTTCATTGTGAAAACTGATACAGACAAAAAATTCCGTAAAGGCGACATTCTGAAAGCGGCTGGTTGGGCGGCTCCTGCACGTAACGCCGCCCGTGGTAACATTCTGGACGGTGGATATTCAATCCAGTGGATGGGTCCTCACTATCTGTGATTGTTGCAAAAAAGCAACAACTTGAAAAATAGTTGTTGACTTTTCTGCCGAAGAGAGTAGAATAGATTCTGTAGTGATTGAGAAATAAGGAAATTTGATATGCGTACTAAGACTTACATTCAGGGCTTCAAGAATTCACAAAAAATCCGTGTGATGTTTGACGGAATTGGTGTCTACACCACAGTTGCTGGTGTTGCTAGTGTGTTTGCTACATACACCCATTCGCAAGCGGCTAATGATGCTCTGTTGCGTTTGTCTTACATGCGTTACATGGCGCAAAAAGATGGTGCGTTAGTTCCCACTGGTCTTGGTATGACAAGTTACAATACCTCGCAAGTTGGTACGCAAGTTCAAGTTGATTTGATTTAAGGAAATAAAATGACTACATTGACTACAGATATCTCTTACGGAATGTTTAGCGAAGTTGGTAACTTAGCAGTTCATGGCGTTGTCGTTACTGCAATTACAATGAACCTGACATGGCCACAGACTTATAAGTGTCTCAACATGTTAGCGAAATCTGACTATAGCAAATTTGGTGAGGCGATGGACACCGAAGTTCGTGAGTGTGTCTATAATGCTTGTGGTTTTACTTCTAACTTTTATGGTGCTTAATATGATTACATACAAATTTTATGTTGGTAAAGATGTTTACGAATTCACCGCAGAATCTAAACTGAATGCGATGGAAATGTGTAATCGTCAAGTGATTGATAAGTTGGATTTGCATCCTATGGCTTGGTTTGATGCTGGTCAAAATGCATTTTCGTGTCAGTCTGGCAACTTTTTTGATTAAGGAAACAAAATGAAAATCGAAACAGCAATTGGTATTCTGAATAAAGAACGTGAATTTTTGGGTTTGGGTTTCTTGGAGTTGTTGCAAGATATCCAAAAAGAAGGTAAGATGATTTACTCCGAGCGAGTGATGGAAGCCTTTGAACGGTTCATGGTCGATGGTCGCAAGATGTTTGCCCCTGTTGCAGAATAACAACACTACCAAAAATAGTTGTTGACTTACCCACCCAACCTGTTAAACTAGAGTCTGTTGAGTTGATAAAGGAAATGAAATGATGACAGCGAACGAACAAACCCTCTGGGAAATCCAAGCATACGGTGCTAAGAAATCCGAAATCCTTGAGTCCGTTACGGATTCAATCAGTTTCAAATTTTCTGGTCCTGGCATGGTGATTGCAAGTTATCTTTCCGATGCACAGGAAATGATTGCATGTGGTAGTTCGAATGATGCACGGCAGTATATCAATATTGCCAAAATGTTGATGATGGAATTCAATTTAGGTTTTAAGGAATAAATATATGATGATAGTTATCCGCACTCAGTACCACGAAAATTATGGCGCACATGATTGGGATGGTGTGGGTGAGTGTCCTCAGTATTGGAAAGCAAAAGGCGGTTCAGAGTATAAGATACTTGACGTTCCGCTTAACATAGACTATAATGAGTTTGTGAAGTTTGCATTGAGTGGCATTGAAACTGATACGGATTACTCCAGTGAGTACATGATTGATTGGTCTATGGAAAGTGATGATTACCTTTCATGGTTTGAGAAATCTCAGTTACAGTTTGATGGTGCGATTGCACACAAAGAACCCGCAATGACGTATCAACAAGTTTTGGATAAACAAAAGGAACTAGCATGAGTAAGATGGGCGAGTTGGCTATGCAAATTGAAGAGTTGTACATACAAGGGTACAATGAATTCACGATTGCGACAATGCTTAATGTACCAGTAGAATTGGTAGACAATTTTGTTGCAAGTTTTATGGATGCAGAGTATAATGATGACATGGACGGAGATTTTGATTCCGCTATGGCTTCAGCAGGATATGGAACCGATGAGGATTACGGAAGTTATGGAGAGCCTGAATTTTAAATTGTCGAAAACAAAACCACGTAACATGGTAGCGAAGGACTTGCGTAGCCCTAAGTATCGTATGCGTGTGGTTGCAG